TGTGGCAGTTGTATCCAAAGGGTGAAGACTTCTATTTGGAAATGGTATCATAGTGATGAGACAGCACCAAGCTTTAGTGAGTTAACCTTTACGGGTAGGTTAGGCGCACATAACATTCCACTATACAAGATTACAGATGCCAAGTAAGAGAAACAGTTTCGGGAAGGTAGTCTCGGGTCGCGGTAGCGAACTAACAGACCTTCAGTCAAAGTTCCTTGAGGGGATTCGTGATAATGGTATGGATGCTTCGGGTAAGATTGCTAAGGAGCTTGGTTACACAAACTACTATCGTGATAGGAGGACTACGGGTACTGCTTTTCACAAAGCGTTAATGGAGATAGCTAACTCAGAGCTTAAGAGCATTGAGGCGGCCAAGGGAACGAACCTAACGGCCTTAATTCGTATTAGGGATATGGCGATAGCAAACGATGATATGAAGGCTGCTATGGACGCTATAAAGATTATCAATGATATGCAAGGGTACAAGGCTCCCACTAAGGTGGAGCAGACCAAGATTGATATTACCGCTACGATAGATTTAACAGCTCCAGAAGAAGAGCAAGACTATTTGGATGTAGATGCAGATTAAGCTATACAAACCTACTGAGCCACAGGTTGACTTTCACAGGCTTGTTCACGATGACAGCCCCTTTATTAGTTGTTTAGTTGCAGGGAGACAAACGGGTAAGACTTTCTTTATGCAGAACGACTGTGTGATGAGGGCGTTAAACAACCCTAAACACCGAATGTTCTGGGTCTCACCTATACAGGACCAAGCGAACAAAGTGATGAAGGACATTGAGGGGATGTTCAGTAGCCACCAAGATTTATGGACCAAGATAATCAAGCGTTATGACCGCAAGGCGAATGAGATGTATTTTTACAATGGTTCATTTATTAAGTTTCGCTCTGCTGACAGTGGGGATAATCTTCGTGGTGCCACATTGGATTATATATACTTGGATGAGGCGGCATATATGAAGCTTGACTTTATCAATGAGGTACTTCTGCCTATGGTTACAAGAACGGGTGGTAAGGTATCTGCGGCAAGTACATTCAACGGCCCTAACTGGTTCTACGACTGGTACAAGGAAGGGCAGCAAGAAGAGAATTGGGAACAGATTAAGTCCATTAAAAGGACGTACCTTGACCTTAACGATGACAATGTAGCTAAGACCGTACTCGGTATTAAGAAGAGTATGACTAAGGCACAGTTTGACCAAGAGTTCCTTTGCAAGCCTGTGAGTGCTAATGCCTTGTTCAGCAATGTTGAGGACGCTGTTGTAGATAAATTAGATACAAGATGTGAGAGAACCTACATAGGAATGGATATTGGTGTGGCACAGGATTATACAGTGCTTACAGCGATGTCTGATGACTACAGGGTGATTGACATAGACCGATTCAATTACAAGGAAGAGGGGATGGACTACGAGGAGTTTAAGGAAAGGATAAAATCATTCTACCTAAAACACGACAGGAACTTAGCTGCCGCATACTTTGAGGTAAACAATAACGACCTGTTGTTTGATGACTTAACAGATGACGATAGGCTCTACAAACTTATACCCTTTACAACCTCAGCACAGAGTAAGCCCGAGATTATCCGTAACCTCATCAAGCTGTTTGAAGATAAGGTAATTAAGATACCTAAGAACACGGACTTGATAAAGGAGCTTTACGACTTTAAGTCTAAGCGGAACGCTATTACAGGTAACCTACAATTCTCCAACACCGATGGCAAGCACGATGATATGGTTATGAGCTTGGCAATCTGTGCGTATTGTGTGGCAGAAGAACAGGATGGTGGAGTAACTTTGTTTTTATGATTACACTAAGAAAACACATATCTATGCTGGAGTACATAGGTGTGAAAAACAATCCGCAAGATTTCATTGAAACGATGAACCCTTTAGATAGGTTAGACTTCATAAGAAGTTCAAGTGAAACATATCCAATAAAGGACAACGTAAAGAATCCAGTGTCAATATCATCTTCCAAGAAGATACATACAAGTGTTAAAGACTTGGTTCTTGGTCAGTTTATAATGTTAGAGCAGATAATAACAGGCAAAACGAAGTTAGCAGACCACAGGGTTGACTTAGAGATAGCGAAGCTAATTATAAGACCATCTCACCACAAAGTCTTTGACAACGAAAGTGCCACGGATGAATTCAATAACGAAAAAGATATACTTTCTTATGATGTAAGAGAAGTGTATTATATATTAGACAAGTTCATTGAAAACAGAAATACAACTTTGTTTAAAGAATTTGCTGGAGTTTTTTATGACGCTGTTAGCGAAGAAGAGGATGAAGATAATGAACAAGAAAACACATCGGATATGTTGTTTAACCAACAATGGTATTGGTACTCCATAGTTAGAATGCTTGGCAATGAAGATGTGACGAAGTATGAGGAAATCTATATGTTGCCTATGAGTACTGTATTACCAGAAATGTCTTATTTAGCACAGCGTAGCAAGATAGAGTCTGCAAGAGAGAGACAGAATCAAGCTATGAGTAAATTGTAAATTAAAGAAAGGTTTATATGAACAATCTCACAGAGCTTTACGGCAAGATAAAGTCTTTTGCTGATGACCACAATATGGTCAACGAGTTCTTTGTAGCTAATACAGAGGAGGATTTAAACAATAGAGAGTTCAATTTTAAGACCCTTGCCCTTCTATTACTTGAGGCAAACATATCAAGAGACCTGAATTCGCCAATATACACACTTGACTTTGGAGCAATAGTTATAGACAAGATTGGAGAAGACGATGACTTAGAGTCAATAATGTCTTCAGAAGAAAATCTTTTTGTTATTGGCCAGCTACAAGACTACCTCATACAAGAAGGTTACGATGTTGACTTTGGAGAAGTAGAACTTGTATCGGCTATGGGCGAAGAGTATAACATAACCTCAGCGATGAGTGACTTCAGCGTGGTTCTTGCTCGCAAGCCTTATACAAGAGGCATTGACTCTTAAGGCGTATGACCCGCAAGCAGTATGAGAATCAAATACGATTAATAGCAGTTTCAGAAACCTCAAGGGCATTCAGAAAGTCAGCTATAATAAAAGCTATTGTTAAAATAGCCAAGCAAAAAAATCATATTGCTTCGGGAAGACTTATTAATCCATCTGAATCAAACTCAATAACTCCAAGTGCTGACGACAGATGGCTTGTTCCTAATGGCAAGAAAGCTGTTATCGTAAGGGTTTACGGAATTAAGCAAGGCGTTCCGTCCTCGGTTAGAATTAAAACACAATTAAAGTACGGAGTTGATGAAAAGTATTACCAACTGACTACACACTCTAAGAGAAAAAAATGGTTCCCGAATAGAGAGGGTATTGATGCTTTAGAGGATTGGATAAAACAAAAGTCTTCACGAGGACTTTCATTTAAACTTCCAAGCAGGGGGAAAGGCAGAAAAAAAGAAACAAGACCGATGGACCCGAGTAATCCAATTGATGTGGGTAGGGTTGCATTTGCTATTGCTAACGGGATTAAAAAGAATGGGATTAAGAACAGGTCAAACTTTTTTAATCCTTTTGAATACAAGAACACAGGAGTTAAGGCTACCTTAAGTAAAGCCGAGGTAAAAATAAATGATAGATTGACAGAGCTGTTCACCAGCGAAGCAACTATTTCTATTGACAGATTAATTGAGACACTATAATGGCTAATACACAACAAAGCATAGACAAGCTTAATAAGTATACCGAAAGGTTAGAACTACTGAATAAGCAGCTTGAGAATGTAAATAAGAACACAAAGGAATATAAGAGGCTAACTAAAGAAAAAGCTACTGTAGAAGAAAAAGCTATAAAAACTTCTAAGGAATTAGCCTCTGCTCAAGGAAAATTATCTTCAACGCTACCAACTCACAAGAGATTAATTGACGCTGCAAACGAATCTCAAAAAAGATTTAATGCTACCACTCAACAGGCGTCAGTAGTCAGCAAGGGATTCTTTGGCAAGTTGAAAACTGCTGTAGGCACACTCTCAAGGTATGCTCTCGCTTATGCTGGAGTGAACGCTGCAATAGGATTACTTCGTGAGCTTTTTGTAAACTCAGCAAAAAGAGCAATACAGCTTGAAAGAGCATTAGCAGACGTTGCTGCTATAGCAAACCTCACATCCTCGGATATGAGTAGGCTTGAAAAAGTAGTGTTTGATGTTGCAGGTACTACATCTCTTACGGCTATTGAGGTGGTGGAGTTACAGAAGCAGTTAGCAAAGCTGGGAACATCAGTAGATGACCTTGAGAACCTAACACGCCCTGTAGCCTTACTTTCTCAGGCATTGGGAGAAGAGCCAGGTGGAGTAGCCGCAGCTCTAAAAAAAGCATTAAATCAGTTTCAAGCTACAACAGAAGAAGCTGATAAATTTGCAAATGTGTTGGTTGGTGCTGTAAATGAGTCAGCATTATCGTTGAACGACCTTGGCACGGCACTACAGTACGTTGGTCCTCTTGCCGCACAAAGTGGATTGACATTTTCGGAAACAGCGTCACTACTTGGTATTTTAGCTGATAATGGTTTTAGAGCATCAAGAGCTGGTACAGGACTTAGTAACATACTAATAGAAGCAGCTAAGGATGGTAGACCATTTATAGAATTCTTAGAAGATGTATCAACACAAAACCTAAACACTGCTGAAGCAACAGATGTTTTTGGAAAAAGAAGTGCAGCGGCTGCTATCACTTTATCTAAAAACATAGATGAAATAAAAGAACTGAATAAAGAGCTACAGGACAACACAAGATTGCTTAGTGCAAATGCAAAACAAATGTCCTCTACAGGTGGTCAGATTGATTTGCTTACATCAGCTTACAACAGAGCAAGTATTCGCTTGGGAGATTATATAACTCAGACTGAATTTTTTCTTGAGGTTCTTGAGGCTTTAGACCCAACCGTTGCAGGTCAAGCGAGAGCTTTTAAAGTTATTGCCCAAGCAACTGCGGAGACATCTGTAGGATTCAATTCTCTAACTGACTCCTTAGTAGATTTTGAAGACACTACAGCGCAAGCTGCTATAAACACTTCTCAAGCGTTGTTTGATGTATTAAAGTCTTCTGGTAATTTAACAGACAAGCAAGTAGAAACTCTCCAGGGTAAAATAGACAAGGGCGAAAATCTTATAAACACACTTAGAGAATGGGCAAGCCAAGGTGTTCCGGGTATTGATGACCAGTTATTGTTAGCAGAGGGTCTTGTTGGGCTTGCATCAGAGAGGGCTAATGTTATTAGAGAAGAAAGGATAGCAATAGCAGCTAAGAACGAAGACTATAACGAAGCTATCAACTTGACAAACCGATTAACAGAGTCAGCCAAAGAAGGATTGCTGGTAGAAAAAGAGCAAGACCGTGTTTCCAAGGGGCTTGGAGAGAAGCTAAAGGCTTTAAGAGAAGAAAGAGAAAAATCAAGAGATGTTGAAGAAATCATAGTTTTAGAAAAAAGAATATCTCTGTACAAAGAATTAGTTGATAAAGTAGACAATCTTGAAAACAATCAATCTGCAATAGACAAAAGAAGAGCTGATGCTCAAAAAACTTTGTTTGGCTCAGAGCTAATGAGGATTCAATCAACATTAGACGCAGAGATTGATGCAATAAAGGCCATAACGAATGTAGAGTTAGCTGGTGCTAAAGATGCGGAGCAAGCCGCTCAAATAAGATTGAAGCAAGAAAAACTTATTCAAGCAGCATATAACAACTCTGTTAATTCCGTTGAAAAGCTTAAAAACAAATATCCCGACTTTGCTAACGAAATACAAAAAGCTTCGGATAAGTATCAGCAATTTACGGAGTTTACGCAATCGGAAATAGGTAAGGAAGGTGTAACAATATTAAAAGACTACAAAAAATCTTTTGAGGAATTAGGAAAACAGCTTAAAGATGAGACGATAACTTTAGGAGAGTATGAAGCTAAAGAAGATGCGCTTGAAGCATCATTGATATCCTCAATAACAACTCTTAAAAATTCAACATCTGCAAATCAAGAGTTAAAGGATATGCTTGATAAGATTGTTGTGTCTTATCTAAACGCTAAGAAGAGTGCAGAGGATTATCAGAAAGCAAGTAAAGATACAGAAAAAACCGTTAAAGCGTTAGGGCAGGCATTTGTAGTTGACCTTTCTATAGAGGAAGCCGTGGGTATGGCTTTAGCCTCTACGGGTGATATGATTTCTAAATTCAATGATACAGCTTTAGAAAACACTAAGAATCGCTTAGAAGCTGAAAAAGACGAGATAGCTTCAAGATATGAGGTAGAGCAAGATATCTTAAAATCTCAATTAGATAATCAGCTTATAACAGAGACTCAATTCAGAACTAAACAGAAAGAACTTCGCAGGGCTAAAATTGCAGAAGAGAACGCAGTTGATAAGAATATATTTGAATCTGAAAAGAAACGAGATAGACAGAACGCTACCACAGGTTATCTTCAGGCTTTAGGAGCTATTATACCAAACTTGATTGTTTACGATAAGGAAGCTAATCCAATAGGACTGTCAATTAAAGCGGCTTTATCTGGTGCTTTAGCAACAGCATCTTACGGAGCAGAACTTGCTGCTATTGGTCAGAAGAAGTTTTTCCCTAAAAAGTTTGCTGATGGTGGTATGGTTAACGGTCCATCACACGCACAGGGCGGTGTGCCATTTAGTGTTCAAGGAAGAGGTGGTTATGAAATGGAAGGCGGTGAGTTCATTGTCAACAAAGATGCTACGTCAAGGAATTACGATTTATTAAAAAGGATAAATGATTCAACGAGAGTTAGACCTATTATTGGGAGTCGTAAATTTGCAGAAGGAGGATTGGTTTCTTCACCCGTGAATGAAAGTGTAGATTACCTAAAGGCTATCGCAGAGGCTACCACCTCAACAGCGATTCAAACAAGTAAGCCCGTCAGAGCATTTGTTACATCAAGTGACTTGAGAACAAACGAGACAGAAAGAAGACTAAGGGACCGAAACGATAAGATATAATGAGTGATTATAATTTTTATGGTGTAAACACACCTGTAGCTTTAAACACGGGAGCCTGTACACTTACTGACCCAGAAACGATAACTTCTGCAAACCCATTAGGAAACTCTGGGGACGTGGTATATATGAAAATATCTCACACGGAAGGTGTTGTTGTAGTAGTTCAAGAAGTTGTTACAAGAGGTAAGTTTGATAATAACATATACACTAATGTGCCTAATAGTTTTACTCCTTTGTTAGCTTATTACTTTGATGTAAACGGAACATTATTAAGCGATACCGTATTTTCTTTTAGAATAAAAGCAAATGCCACTATAGCAACTTATTCAGAAAGCTATAGGCCTTATAACACTTCATTTAATTATAGTATAATTATTGATGATAGAAAAAGGCTGTTGTTTGGTGATGTCAAAGAATTAATATCTACTACTTGGGTTGTTTTTAAAGATAGCTGTAACGAAGTAGCTTACCTTGTGTCTTTTGGTGAGGACAGTTTTGTAGCTTTGAATAATAAGTTTAAGTCATCCTTAGAGTTTAATATTGCTACACGTTAGTATATGGTTTTAAAGTTAGAAATTAGAAGAGACAACACATCATTTGTTGAGCTTGATTTGTTCCCGAATTCTCAATTAGAGTATGATGTAGATTTTTACGATACTCTTGATGTGAGCAAGATAAGGCTTCCTTTTTCAAGTGATATGAAGATACCTATGACTGAGTTGAATATGAGCCAGTCAAGATTTAACTACAATCCCAACACTGATTTAAAGGATTTATTTCCAAAAGATAATTTTTATTTTAAAATAACTATATACGGCCCACCACTTGGTGTTGATATAGAAGGCATCCTAACGGTTAAAGCTTTTGAGTATCTATCAGATGAGCCTTATATTGATGTCAATCTTAATGACTATGTAAGCAAGTACATTAGCGATTTAAAGGATTCTACAATAGCCGAGGTCTACGAAAGGTACGCAAGTAGTTGGGCAACAGACATATACAACCAAGACAGGACTATGAATACCTTTTTTGACCTGCCAGTATTCAATGGAGAGGCTGGACAGATAGGTGTAAATCCTGATGACAGACCTATTATATTTCCGTATATAGATTTTTGTAATGATGTAAATGGGAAGTTTGGATACGAAGCAAGGCAATTTACAGAGTATGGAGTTGGTATGGATAGAGCTGGCATTGTACCTGCGTTTTCCGTAAAAAACTTTTTAACTGCTATAGGTGATTGGCTCACATACAATGGATTTAACACTCGTGTAGATTCAAAACTTTTTGGCTTAAACTACACGTCGGCAATAACTGACTTTCAGCCCGAGAAACTTCAGATGCTCATACCCTGTAAGCTTGAAGCCGACAAAGATGTAAACACAAGAGAGTTTCATTTGAATCAAGCTCCGTTTTGGGTGGGTACAAATGAAAATATGTCTGGTACAAATAATTCACTGAGCAACAGAAAACAAGTTATTACTCGGTGGTTTTTTAATAATGAAACATTTGGCAATTACGGAGCGCATACTGATGGTGAAGGTGGGTTGACAATATCAAACACTTTAGGAACTGATTACGGTCTTGATGTTACTGATGCTCCATATCCCGATGACGGACAAGATGGGAGGGCTGGTAATGAAAGAGGATACTTTGCACCATTTATGTCTTTTAAATCAAACATTAGATATCTTTCGGGTAACAACTTTGCAACTGTTTCTCAAATACAATACGAGATTCCAATATTTGGAGAAGACAGGTTAACATATCAGATAGACCCTACAGACCCTGCAAGCACAATGACCTTTGGTGTCTTTGCAGGCGTATACCAAGATGGTTATCAGGTAAAAAAAATAAGATTAGAAGATTCTAACGGAGCGGCAGTTGTGCTTAATGCATCAGACGCAACCGCTGTACAAGGAAATAGCGATAAAACAAGTCACCAATCTTCCCCTACTCATCAATTCTTTTACGATGAAGACTTTTCTGAGTTTGTTGTTTTTGACTCAAATTTTCAAAACGTCAGGGATATGCTCGTTTGGGATGAGATTCCAGATTTATACTTGCCTTCAGAGTTAGAAATTGACATAAGCTCTGAGTCAAGATATGGTGTGAATTACTACATAGAACCTATTGATGGTGAGTTAAAGGCCGAGGTTGGTGTTACATCGGTTAGTCACGGTAGTCACTGGTTAATAGTACAGACAAACACTTTTAACTACACAACATCAGATATCAGAAAAGCTATCACAAGAAGTGTTGACTATGCTCAGATGGATTTAAAGTTTTCAGCAATTGCTAATTACAATCCTTACTTTGATAACGATGTAACGAATCTAAAAGAGTCTTTGGAGAATACTGCTACAATAACTCCTTTTGATGTATTGATAAGCATATGTAAAAGATTCAGATGTGGTTTGTTTTACGAGTACGATTCAAACAACAATAAAAACGTATTAAGGGTAGACCCATTACACATTGTTAGAAACGGAAGTGAAGACATTAACGATATGATTGATGACCTTAAATCAGTCAAAGTTTTTATAGGAGGTAGCAAGTTTAAAAACCTTGTATTGACCAACAAAGACTTTAACCTTTTCTTTGATGACGAGGATGATAATGGGGTAACAATAGGAAGCACAACACAAGAATTAAATGCAGATGGGGTAGCTGATTTTGAAATTAAATTGGACTCCTCAATATATTACAAGTCTGTTTGTGGTAACGCTATTGAAGAAGCTACAAATCAAAACTTAGAAGAAAAAATTATATCAGAATCTGAGATAGGATTTACTAAAAACTTATTTACAAAACATCAAGAGATTGGGGTTCGCTTTGCATATGTAGACAAGCCCCTATACAAAACAAGATTAAAAAGGCCTAAAGTAGTTAACTTTACACATAGGCCAAACATAAAGACTCTTACTCAAAAGATATACGAGGATTGGAGACTTTTCACATTTAACGGAAGGCTCTTTCACTATAACACAGCGGGGTATAACTTAATGGCTGAGGACGAGGATGGTAACACTACGGATTACTATGATTTGATTTCCAGCGATGAGAAAATACTTCAGTCTGAAAACCCGACTATAGAGTTTGATATGGTGGTTTCAACATCAGAGCTTTCATCTTTAGACTTTTTCTTTAAGACTCTAAACGCATCAAGAATAAACCAATCCGATATTCTTGTAAAGAGTGCAAAAGGAGAAGTGCTTGGTGATTACGCATACTTGACTATAACAGGACTACTGCAATAATTGTAAATTAATTTGATGGCTACATACAACGACTACCCACAATCTGCTACTAACAACGCCAAGAAAGTTCTTGAGTGGAAGAAGAAGTACGGAAAAGAAGTTAAGGGAATGACCTCTGTGG